ATAGAAGGCCTGAGTGCAAAAACACTCATGGGCTACAAAAGTGAATTGCTTGTTTTTAGTCGGTTTTGCCAAAAGGCAACGGTACTGGTAACAACGACAGATATTCGGAGTTTTTTAGCATCATTTAGCGAGGCTAAAATGAGTACCATAGGACAAAAGTTATCCGTTCTAAAATCATTTTTCGGTTGGTTGGTTAAAGAGGAGGTACTTTTAAGGGACCCTACGCTTAAAGTAAAACTGCCGAAAAAGCCAAAAAGATTGCCTAAAGGATTAAGTATCGAGGAGTTAGAGACCGTCCGTGAAGCCTGTGATACATTACGTCAGAGAGCATTAATCGAGGTCTTTTATAGTACCGGGTGCCGATTGTCTGAGTTGGCTAGCATAGACCGAGGAGATATAAACATCCGAGAAATGAATTTAAAGGTCATCGGAAAGGGTAATAAAGAAAGGGTAGTTTACATTTCTATTAAAGCTTTAATCCACCTGAGAAAGTATTTAAAAAGCCGTACAGATGACTGTGAAGCATTATTTATAACTAGTAAGCAACCTTATCGTCGCTTGGGAAATCGCGCGATTCAGCGTGAAATCGATAAAATAGAACAGCTTTCAGCTATAAAGAAAAAGCTCACGCCTCATGTTATGAGACATACATTCGCAAATCTTTCGATGGATGCAGGTATCGAATTAGCGGACCTTCAACATCTGATGGGCCACAGCAATCCTTCAACAACTTTGGTTTACTCGAGTGTCTCGGAAGAAAGAAAACAGCAAGCGTTTAAAAAATATCATGTGATGTAGAGTCCTTTCCGGGGCTCTTTTTATTTTGAGGAGGAGCAAAATGAATTGGGAAATCTTTTTTAAGTCGGGTGCTGCAATAACAGGAGCTGCCGTTGGATATCTGTTTGGGGGGTGGTCCGTGTTGCTACAAGTATTACTAACATTTGTCATAATAGACTATTTGAGCGGACTCCTTGCCAGCGCGGTAGAAGGAAAACTTAGTTCGAAGATTGGATTCAAAGGAATTGCAAAAAAAGTCATGATATTTGGTTTGGTTGTAGCGGGGCATTTAATTGATAGAACCATCGGACAAGGGCATATGGTGAGCGATGCTATTTCCTTTTTCTATCTGGGAAATGAAGGCTTATCAATCTTAGAAAATGCAGGAAGAATGGGCTTGCCTGTTCCAAAGCAATTGAAAGATGCAATTCTAATTTTAAAAGGCAAAGGAGAGGGCAAATAATGAGTTTATTTAAAATTAGTCTAGATGCAGGTCACGGGAAAAATACACCAGGAAAACGGGTACCGGATAACTCCATGCACGAATGGGATTTTAATGCGGCCGTTGTTTCTAAAATGCAGTTAGAACTAGCTAATTATGAAGGTGTGGCTGTGCTTCGTGTAGATGACCCAACCGGTAAAACAGATGTCTCACTTAAAACTCGTACCGACCGAGTGAATGCTTGGGGTAGTAATGTTCATGTATCCGTACATGCTAATGCTTCTGGCGATGTTTGGAGTAGTGCCCACGGCATTGAAACCTTTACCTACACTTCACCATCGAAAGTATCAAATGCATTAGCTGAAAAGGTACAAAAGTCCATCATTAAAGCAACTGGCCTGGCAGACCGAGGTGTAAAAAAAGCGGATTTCCACATGGTACGTGAAACGCATATGCCCTCTATCCTTTGTGAGTGTGGATTTATGTCAAACAAAGAAGAAGCTGCACTCTTAAAATCAGATGCATATCAAAAGAAAGTCGCTCTGGCGATCGTTGAAGGATTAGCTGACCAATTTGACCTAAAGAAAAAAGAAATCAAAAAGGAAGCAACAAAACCATTAGAAAAAGCAAAGGTTAATATTATTACTGGATGGTATACAGAAGGTTCCCCGGGTTTAGCAGAACTAGAGAAGTTCTTAAAATCTAAAGGCTGGAAATACCGTAAAGAAATTGTGAAAGAATAGTAAGAAAGCCCCTGTCTCGGTGAGATGGGGGCTTTTTGTCGTTATTTCAACACTTTTAAGTCAGCAATCCCTTTATCTGTGTAAATGATATACCCGTCACTTTTGGCATTACCCATGATTTTAGATGTCACGTTTTCACTACGTTCATTGTAAACTTGATCTCCAAAACGTCCTTCCACTGCATAAAATCCTTCTGGCAATACGTAACGTTGCCCATTCATTTTCGTGTAATTTACTGTTTTCATTTTCTTTTCCTCCTCCAATTGGGTTTTATCAATAATCCACGTTTTACCGATTTTTTTTGCGGGTAATTCCCCAGCTGCACATTTATTTTTTACTGTTCCGGGAGACAGCCCTAAGATTGCAGCTGCCTCCTCCACACCAATGATGTTATCGAGCATTGCGTATCCTCCTACCAAGTCTTAGTGTCAAAAAATCTTTTCTCACCATTTTCAATCATGTAGCGATCCATTGTTTTAATCCCTAAATTTGCAGCTAAGTAGCCATAAGCTTCTCTCATTTGGTCCTCGTTTAAGTTTTCGCGAGTGCGAAATGTTTTTCCGTTTCTTTCCCCGTAAACGTGATACACTTGACTGTCTCTGTCAGCAATTAGGATAATTTTTTCAACAGTTTCCATACATTTTTTCACGATGCTCCATGCCATTTTCAAAGCTTGGGAAAAATATTCTTTTACTTTTCCACCAAATTTCTTTTGACCTTCACGAGCAATTTCCCAAGCTTTTTTCATGACGTTCATCGTTACTTCCTCCTTTTTATGCGTTATCGCATTTCTTATTCTTAATATAACATGTGCGTTATCGCATGTAAAGTGCTATTTAAAATGTTTCGTTCGACAAAAGTAGACAAAACAAAAACCCCTCATATAAGAGAGGCTAAAAAGGTAAATTATCCTCATGCATAACTTTCATCATGATTTGTTTTTCTAAGTCAATCACCATCTGCGTGATGTCCTGGTCTCCATCCACAATCACTTTTTCTAATTCAGCACGGTGAGACATTTCCTTTTTGATTTGCTTCCAAAACTCTAGAGCCACTTTTTCAGGTTTTCTGCCCTCTAAGCGGAAAGGATCCTTTTTGTAACGCTCTGTTGTCTGATTTGAAATGGATCTCAACTGTTACGTTCATTTTTGCTCCTTATTCTACTGGAATGTATTTAAATGGTGATTCTGCATTAATAGTATCACCATCATTCAAGTCAGTAATATATTCGGTTACACCTCCATCTTCTGGAGAACTGTATATTATAGTATTTACGACATTATTGCCTTCCAAGTCATCAACCATAAAATTACTTCCTTGACCTACAGCAACAACCTTATATCTGCCGGGTTCAATATCTTTTCCGACTAAAAAATGACCTGCAGGTAATCGGATAGGTGCCTCATTTTTAACAACAATAACATTTTCAATTTTAGCCAGTTCATCTTTTTTCTTTTTAATTTCAGCATCAAGGGAGCTACTCTCTGTTTTCTTTGTCTCAATATCATTATTTAATGTGTCCAATTGACCCTTCGTGCCATCTATTTCATCGGCAATCTTTTTGGCTGCATCAAATTCCGTTTTATTTTCTGCATATTCTGTCTGGACATATTTAATCTTTGATTGGATTTCTACTACTTTCACTTCATAAGTTTTTAAATCTTTTTTTGCTGACTTTATTTCTTTTGATATTTCTTCATGCTTCATTTTTTGACCGTTTAACTCGGTATTCGCAGAACTATTACCCATACTAAAACCAATTGAAAGTAAAATAACAGCAGATATTGCCACGGGTATAACTACTTTCTTTCTTAATAAATTCTTTTTGTCTCCCAGAAACTCTAAATTAGCCATTTTTACCCTCCTATTTTTCTCTTTCGTATAGATTGTCAACTAATACCCCTAGTAGGTCTGCTAATTCAAATGCTTTCATAAGTGATGGGACATTTTTTCCAGTGCTCCAATTCGACAATGTGTTAGCAGATACATTTAATTGTTTCATAATAAATTCCCGATTATGAGGAGATTTTTTTATTAACCACCCTATGTTGCTTTTATACATATGTAAACACCTCAGTAATCAATTCGACAAATCTCATCTTTTTCCTTTAACAAAAATACTTGGAAAAATACAACTGTTTTTTTGAAAGACAGGTAATAAAAGGGTATTAGCGCTCATACCATTTAATATTCAAACAAAAGGAGAGTGATAAAGATGAGTAATAAAAAAGTAAAATCAATTTCGTTCAATGTGACCAATCCGCTCGAAAAAGAATTTCTCGAGCGCATGGAAAAAGAAAAATTGGAGTTTAGTAGCTACGTGAAAGAATTGATATTTGCAGATTTGGAAAGAAGAAATGCACCTTTGAAGATTGTACAGAAGAGCAAGAAGGGCGGCATAAAAATCATTGTAGGCAGTAATACTCCTCCCTCCACTCCAATGGAAGTGTAACACTGTAACAAGATTCCGCATTGTAAATACATTTGAATTTACAAAGGGAGGTTAAAAGATTGATAGAAGGGAAAGGGTTAGGCGGCAAGAGAATTCATCGGGTGAACGTCTCACTCACAAACAAGATGAGCATGAAATTAAATCGACTTGCTACTGCTTGCAATATGAAACCTACTACACTCGCTGCCTTATTAATCGAAAAGAGTCTGGACAATGTGATGTTCGTGAATGAGCTACAAAAAGAATACTGTACTCAAAGTGCCTATCGGGTAATCGTCATTAATAATGAATACGTCTTATCCGGTAGGGAGGATTTAACATGAGTGTGGTTAGTCTAATTACTGGAGGTATGGCCGTGGTATTGGTACAAGTTTTCTATGCCATTGGTAAAGAAGATGAATCGGAAGTAGAAATTATTGACGCTGATGAAACAAATCTAGTCCTGAATGATTTTAATGATTCCCCGGGAAGACTATTTAGAGATTATTGCGAGGGCTGCCGAAAACAAAAACAGCATCGAGAAATTAGACCGCGAACTTTTGAATGTACGAAATGTAAAAGGATAAAAAAATTTTAAAAACCTCTTAATCTACCTCTATAGCAACCTCAAATACTCTTCAACTATAAAACTCCTTTGTTGGCCATCGCAACCCTTAGCGCCAACAAAGGAGTTTATTTTTTTATAAGAATTTCACTTCAGTTATGAAGACTGAGGGGGTCTTACCAGGTGCCCGGTAATAGCTGCTGGGAACATCCACGGTGATTGATTCAAACAGATCATTGATAAAGGCTTTCTTTTCGGAGTCATTTGCCGTATCCCACAAATGTGGAATATAATCGAGCATTTTTATAATAGCATCCCGGTCATACCGAACTTCCTGAGGAGTAATCGCAGCCAGCTGCTCTTTTATCATTTCTTCTTTTTTCGTATCATCCGAGGTCATGGACCTATACTCTTCCTGAGTCATGATTCCATTTCCTAATGCCAGCATCCAATTCTTTTTGCGTGTCTTTATGGATGCTAATTCCCGTTCCAATTCCTTGATTAACTGAGTTTGGTCAGATTGTTCCTGCTCAATATTAAAATCCTTGGATAGCTGCAAGAATTGCTCTGGATCATCTGCCAACAATTGTTCATCAAGAAACGCTTTAGTTAATGCGGTCTCAGTAAACTGTGGAAGGTCACAGGTGCCTTTATTTTTTTTGTTGATACAAAGATAGTGTTTTGTCCCCTTAGCTTTCCTGTGCCATCCAGAGAGTGGACCACCACATCGAGCGCACCGTAGTACACCCGAAAAATGAAAAGGAGATGTGGCTTTCTTGCCCTCTTTGGCCCTTGTATTGCGTAGCTGCTGCGCTTTTTCAAAAGTTTCCTCATCGATAATAGCGGTATGAGCGGTATTATCATACAAAATTGTCTCCATTTTAGATCGATTTCCCCATCTAAGCTTTCCGGAATAGACAGGATTTTCAAGCCACCTCGAAATTGTTCGGATATCTTTGTTAATATCAAATTGCTGCAGGTACAAAACAATGGACCTTATCCCCTTACCGGATGTATATAGGCGAAACATTTCTTGAATGATTTTCGCTTCTTTTTCGTCTATCTCTAAAATTCCGTCCTTTAATTTGTACCCGAACGGAGCACGGCCACCGTTCCGTTCACCTTTGTTTGCCTTTGATATCATATTGACCGTTACACGCTCGGAGATGGTCTCACGCTCCCATTGTGCGATGGCAGCAACGAGAGTGATAAGAAACCTTCCCATTGCCGTTGTTGTGTCAAATGGCTCGGTTACAGACCGTATGGCAATGTTATTTGCATCAAATATCTTTAACAGTTTATCCAGGTCAGATACAGAACGAACGAGGCGGTCCAATTTGTAAAAGACAACAACATCAAATTTTTGTTCTTTAGCATCCTTAATCAAACGCTTCATATTCGTCCGGTTTAAATCCTTTGCGCTGGCATCATCCACATAGGAGTCTATATGCTCCCAGTCCTGGGATTCGATAAATTTATGATTCAATTCTTTCTGTGTATCAATACTGTATCCTTGCTTAAACTGTTCATCCGTCGATACGCGATCATAATCTACTGCCCTCAAATTATTCACACCTTTCCACTCATAATGATATATTGGTTAACTCATATTTTGGCATGTTAATAGTTGGTATTTTCATATTTATGCCGATTTTCAGCGATATAACTAAAAGACAAGCGTCTATTTTGAATTTGTTCCAGGCGTTCTTCGCACAGTTCTGGAGTCACTTTGAAAAGACTGGCCATCTGATCTATGACATATTCATCGTTCAAATCAATAAATTTCAGCATGTGTTGTGGAATAGCAGCATACAAAGTAAAATTCCTAGCATCCCATTCCTGCAGTTCGCGAAAGGCATCTGGCATCATAGATTGTACACCCATATGCCTCAGAATATGACAAAGTTCATGAAAAAAGATTTCTCTCTGAACATCCTTGGGTTTTCGGATATCGATATAAATTCCACGAAAATTCCCATTCACTTTGTGGAAAGAAGGTAATTTCCAGCGATTGATAAAAATACTGTATATGCGTGCTATGTAATCCTCATCGATTTGTTGAGGACGAAGAATCTTTAATCGTTTGTAAAAATGAGTAACCCAATCTTCCAATGCTGTTGTTTTGTATAATTTCACCAAAAGTCACTACCTTTCGATAAAATTATACAAACATTTGTTCTTATTTACAATAAAAAGAAAATGTCCATATTATGGACAGAAGAATTTCGACATATTCTGCATTTTAGTCCTAAAAATACCATATTGTGGTATGATTGCTATGTTTAAATAATATACATAGAAATTTTAGGGGGAAACGTACTTATGGCAAAGTTAAAACCATGTAAAACCTGCGGCAAAGAGGTAGCAAAATCCGCAAAGAAATGTCCACATTGTGGGCAAAAGTTAAAAATGGGATTCTTTTTGAAAGGAGTAATTGGTCTGGTAGCTATCATTGTAATTGCAGTTATTGCATCATCTGGTGGAGATAATACTGCTAAACCAGCAAATACCTCTCCAAAGAGCAGCTCCGATACAACGAAGAAAGAAGCAGTTAAACCATTAAGTAACGAAGGTGTTTCTTCTGATGTAACAATAAAGGTAACAGGAGTAGAAGGGAAGCCAGAAGTCGGAAATCAATTCTCAAAAGAAAAAGCACAAGGCGTATTTAAAATCGTTTCCGTTTCCATCACAAATAACCAAAAGGATGCGATTACCCTTGATGCAAATACCTTTAACTTAGTGGATGATAAGGGAAGAGAGTTTACATACTCTACAAGTGGCCAAACAGCTTTAAGTCTTGCGGATGATACCCTAACAGACTTCTTCTTAAAACAATTAAATCCTGGCTTAACTCAAGCTGGTAAAATTGTTTTTGATGTACCTGCAGATGCAAAAGGATTAAAACTGAAAGCCCGTGGTGGGATGACGGGCGAAGAAATTACATTAAAAGTAGAATAGATACAAAAAAGACACCTTACTTGTAATTTGTAGGGTGTCTTTTTTATTTATCCTCGTTTCGCTGTTTAGCCATGTTAGCGACTGCCTTAAATTGTGCATCAAGCATTTTAATTTCATCTGGACTAAGATTCTTCCATTCCTCGATGTCAAAAAAACCTAATTGTTCGAGACCATATTTCTTAGCGAGCTTGGTGATTTCTGCGAGAGAGTCGTAAGTTTCGTCTTGTTTGTTTATTTCTTTTTGTTCAATAGTTCCGTCTTTTTCATCAGTCCTCCCTAAAAGATAGTCAACCGTAACGTGATAATAATCTGCCAACTTATTAAGAAGTTCATTGTCAGGTTGGCTACGATTATTCTCATAATGAGAATATCTCGCACGTGAAATACCAATTTTCTTAGAAACCTCTTCCTGAGACTTCTTTCCCCTAAGTTCTTTAAGTCGTATCCCTAGCATATCCACCACACCCTTAAAAGCAATACTTGTATATATTTTATTATAGATAATAATTGTATCGTTTTGAACAAATGATAAAAAATGTATCAAAAATAGTTGACGATACAAAACTTATCGTTTATAGTTAATTTAACGATACAAAACGTATCAAAAAGAGAGGTGATTACATGAAGCGCAAAATACTTATTGATTACAGAAAAGAACATAATCTTACTCAAAAACAAGTCGCTGATGCTCTAGGTATTTCAGAAGTTTATGTAAGAAAAATTGAAAATGGTGTGGCTCATCCTGGAAGAACAACTATGTTGAAATTCGAAAAACTATACGAAAGAAATAGTAATGAGCTTTTTCCAGAACTCTTTCAGGTATATGTTGATACAAAATGTATCAATAACTAATCACTTTAGTTTACCCAAATACAAAACCTGTCATGAAAGACGGACAGACAGCAGCACATATACATGATTAAGGAGGCGATTAAATGATTAAGGTACCAGCTGAGAAGTTAGCGCGTGCGGTTGAAAAGCATTTATTGCCGGGATTACTTAGACACTTAGCAGAGCAGCAAAGAACCCAACAACAAGAAAATGAAAAAAGGAGCTCTTGAGGAGGGTAAATAAAAATGGATGGAAAATATCTAGCAAGCAATATTGGACCGCTAAAAACAATTAACGACGGAAAAGTGTTTATTGCGATTAACGATTTAATGAACACAGTTCGCTTTGAAAACGTTGAATTGGTCGCATACTCAATCAACGGAAAGGAAGTTCAATGTTTATTTAAGAGGTCAGAAGGATTCACTCTATTTATTAGAAGGTTTAATTTTTATAAATCTACTGGAAATGTTGATGATTATTTAAAACTAATAGCCGAACATGGTATTGGTATAGCTGATTATGATATAGACGATTTCTTAAAGCTCCGTGACTTTTATCTCCAAAACAAAGAAGTGCCAGCTGAAGTATAGAGGATTTAATTCCTCACTTTTTTTTAAGCCATTGGCGAAAATTGTCATATAACGAACAGTAAGTACTATTTTTTTGACGAATGGCGCAAAATTTACCGTCGAGATTAATAGATTGCTGATAAACAATCTCGAAATAGTAAAAACTATTAATCTTTTTATCTAAAATTGCTGTAGAAAATGGAGGGATTTATGTGGGAAAAGTAATGCTTAAGAAAGCAGAAGCTGAAGCATTGGAAATTGCTATAAAAACAGCGATTACACATGGTGTGGGCAAAACAGACATCATCGAATGGAAAGTTAACGATTTGTTCAGTGGAGATGAAGAACCTTTAAATCGCTTGGATTTAGACACCATAATCCGTGCACTGTATGTGGGTTATGAGGTGGAATCTGGTCCTGAAGAAAAGGTCCTTGAATATTACCAAAGTCTTTATACGGGTCGTGAGTTCTCAGCAGAATGGCACAAAGCCGTAGCTATCACAAAAACTCTTGATTTATTAAACGTCCAAATCCAAGGAATCAATTGTTAATGATCGATTATTGGAAATCAAGCATTATTGGAATTGATTTAGCAGGAAATAGAGAGGAGGTAACACATATGCAAATTAGTAAAGAACTTTTGAACTATGTTGTGGACGGGGATCTACATACCAAAATTGACGGAGTGGAGTTTTCCACAAATCTTCGTGAAATCGTAACCGTTGGATATATGTTGGAGCATCAGCAAGATTAATTGTTTTGTAGCTTAAAGGAGGTGATACATATGCGAATCAAGCCTAAAGCGTGGTTGTCTATGACTGTGCAAGAGCGCTTAATAGCCATCTATCTAGCGTCAAAACGAAAATAGTCCAATGCGCCAACATTGGACCAATGAAAAACATTTCAGTGTAAACGTATCACATTTTAGTAGTTTTGGAAAGTAAAGGGAAGTATAGGTGAGAAGAAATGCTTACATATACGTCAAGGGTGCTACTTCCAGAGAGGATAGTAAAGGAAAAATCCAATTGGACCAACCAGAATTTCTTATTCATGGTTCAAAATTATCTGCTACGTTATCCAAATTATAAATTGATCCGAGTAGAAGGTTCGTTTGCAATTTGTGAACGTGTCAACGCTGTCGTAGAGAGGAGGAAAAGAAAGTGAGCAATCTATTACTAAACGATAAACCATTAATAATATTACCTTCACTTGCTGAAAAAACCGGGCTAAATGAGAGCATTGTATTACAGCAGCTCCACTACTGGCTACAAGAGAGCAAGAACAATCGTGATGGGTTCAAATGGGTTTATAACACGTATTCAGATTGGAAAAAACAATTTCCGTTTTGGAGTGATAAAACCATTAGACGCATCATAACCAAATTGGAAAATGAAGGGCTAATCATTTCTGGCAATTACAATAAATTAGGTATCGATAAGACCAAATGGTACCGAATAGATTATGAAAAATTAGAGATACTGACCAGTCCATCTGGTCAAAATGACCAGATGGAAGGGACAAATTGTCCTATCGAAGAGGTCAATATGACCACACCATTACCAGAGATTACTACAGAGAAAGAAGAAGAAGAAGAAAAAATCGCGGTCGTAACAAATCCAATCTTATTTTTCGAACAAAACGGTTTCGGCACAATTGGTAGTTACATAGCTCAAAAAATTTATGAATGGTGTGATGATTTATCACCTGAATTAGTCCTAGAGGCTATGAAAATAGCAGTTGAACGTGGGGCGAAAAGTTGGAGCTACGTTGAGCAAATACTCCGTGGTTGGGCAGAAAAAAAATATAAAACGGTAGAACAGGTACATGCTGCTATTTTAGTATTCAAAGAAAAACGTGCTTCCCCAAAATCTAGTTCTTCCAAAAAGAAAGTGAGGAAGGAGGATTTCAACTTAGATGATTAATAAAAAAGAAACTTTTGAGCTATTAACACTCATTAAAGACTTTTATGATCAGTTTGAAATCACTCAGAATAGAATCGACTCCTGGCATATGGTTATAAAAAATTGTGACTTTGAATCACTAAAAAAGAATTTGCTGTTGTATTGCCGTGAAAACATTTTTCCGCCAAAGGTAGCTGACTTAATCAAAGAGAAACCTAAGATTCTCGACAGAATGAATGCAGTTCCTGATGTCCAAGAGACACGACGTTATTTAGCATCTCTTAATCGCCAGGGAGAATACACAGAAGAGCAATTGCAGTCAATTGAGCAATCGAAGGCACAAATCAGAAAAATACTAGGGATAGGTTGATTGAGATGGAAGAATTGCTTTTATACAGCCAAGAAGCAGAACAAGCAATACTAGGAATCTTGCTCATTGAGCCTGACTCAATAAAAGAATGTAAAACACGGCCACATCATTTATCGCCAGGCTCACATCATAATCTTTTATGGACCATGTTGGACTTGGATACAAAAGGAATACCAGTTGATGTAATCTCCATCATGGAGAGAGTGGGCAAACAGAAATTAGAGCAAATTGGTGGAATGAATTATTTAACGAAACTTGAACAATCCGTCCCATCAACTTCTAATTTCGCTTACTACGAAAAAGTGGTATTCGAGTATTGGCAGCGACGAGAGGCAATAAAGATAGCCAATAAAATCAAAGAATCGGCGATGGATGAAAATCCAGTGGAATTACTCCAAACATCTATAAACGAAATGATGCGATTAGAAAATGAATCGATGGATGATGAAGATGGAGCCATAAAGAACGATTTAGTTGATCTTTACGGCGAATTTTTAAATCCTAAAGGCGATATTACCGGTATTCCCACTGGATTTACCGAACTAGACCAAATCACATCAGGGCTACAAAAACAGGATCTAGTCATTATTGCGGCACGACCTTCTGTTGGTAAAACAGCATTTTGCCTCAACATTGCTGAGGGAGTTTCAAAGCAAAAGGAATATGCTGTTGGTATTTTTTCACTGGAAATGGGGCGAAAGCAGCTACTCAAACGACTCCTCGCTAGCAATGGACGTATCTATGCTCAGAGCATCCGTAAGAGCCGTATCGTGGGAGACAACGAGTGGAACAAGCTAAGTAGTGCCATGGGCGAAGTTGGTGGCATGAATCTTCGAATTTTTGATAAGCCAGGCGTAAGAGTCAATGAAATTTGGTCGAAAGTCCGAAAGATGAAACGGGAATTCGATGGTAAAGATTTGGTTATTATCATCGATTATCTCCAACTGATTACTGGCAGTGATAAACACCGGGGAAATCGGACACAAGAAATAAGCGAAATAAGCCGTACTCTTAAGCATATGGCGCGCGAATTAGATGTATGTGTTATTGCTCTAAGTCAATTATCTCGCGCAGTGGAACAACGTTCAGACAAGCGACCGATGATGTCAGATATACGAGAATCAGGACAGATTGAGCAGGATGCTGATGTTATCGGATTTTTATATCGCGATGATTATTATGACAAGGAGAGTGAAAGCAAAAATATTATTGAGGTCATTATCGGGAAACAGCGAAACGGACCCACTGGAGTTGTGCAACTGGCTTTCTTGAAAGAATATGGTGTGTTTCTCAATTTGGAACATCGCCATGATAGTTAAAGATTATTATATTGAGTCTCTCAAACACGAATTCTATTCATTGCAAATTTTAATCGAATTCTTAGTTTACGAGAAAAAAGTTTTGAAGTTAACAGATTCTGAGGACAAGCTTACCTTTTTTCTTCAGGATAAATTCAGAAAAAGCTTAAATCAGCACTTAGTTAATTTCAAAGAAGATTCACAGGGAGGATTTAATCATGTCGAAAATTGTTGATTTAAATGACTTTGCCGATGGCGCAATGGCAGAACGTTTTAACCAGGAATTACAAAAGGTTCTTGATAATATTATTGATCCGAATACGGATCCGAAGAAAGTTCGAAAAGTTACTTTAACAGTCAGTATCAACTCAAATGATAAACGTGAATTAGCTAATGTGAGTGTCCAAGCTAAGAGCACGATGTCACCAGCTAAAAATATTGAAACGCAGCTACTTATGGATTACGACAGCAAAGGAAAGGTAACTGGAGCAGAATTAAAATCTGGCGCACGAGGTCAAACCTACTTAGATCCTGAAGGTGATGTTGCTGACGATGTTGGGAATAAAATTATTAATTTAAAGCAGCAATCCAAATAATTTATATAAATTGGAGGAATGTAAAGTGATACAAAAAGCATTGGAATACTTAATTAATTTAGGAAATGTAGAAACTCATGAAATTGGGACACAAGTGTTTTCAACTCAAAAGCTTCATTTAGTGGAAGAGGATATTCCGAAAGTTTTGCAAGTTCGTAGCCTCTCTGGTTTAGTAGATTACTTGATTTCAGAATTCGACAAAGATCTATTAAGTAGAACCAAAATGGTTCACATCGTAAGTCCAACAGAGGTCATTGCATTTAGCAGTTTTAATCGTGACTTTCATAGAAATGAGTACATCAAAGCCTCAGCTATGCTACCATCCTTCAACTTTGATCGTTGGTACGATTCAGAAGAATTCAACATTAAACTTCAATCTGCATTTTGCCCAAACGATGATAGAGATATCATGCTGCAGGTAGTAGGCAATATCCGAGAAGAAAACGTTCGGCAAGTGGGGGACGATGGTGTTTCCCAGGCAGTTCAAGCGAAAGTCGGTGTAGCTACCGTTGCAACCGTTCAAGTGCCTAATCCGGTTATCTTGGCACCATTCAGAACTTTTGTAGAAGTTGGCCAACCAGAATCCGAGTTTATTTTCCGAATGAAAAATGGTCCAAGCTGTGCATTGTTTGAAGCAGACGGAGGAGCATGGAAGCTAGCTGCTATGAGAAATATTAAAGAATTCCTACAAGCAGCGTTGGAACAGGAAATCGAAACAGGAAAAATTGTCATTATTGCTTAATTGAAAAGTAGGGGATTTCGTGCTTGTTGCGTTGTCCCCTTTACTAAAAATAATGTTGTAAACATTTTGTAAACATAGAAAAAGGTGGAACTAAAAAATGATTAATAATCTATGCAAAGAAGCATTTATGATAGCTAAATCAAAAGGCTGGCATGATGAGCCAAGAGAAACAGGAACAATACTTGCATTGATTCACAGCGAGGTAAGTGAAGCGTTAGAAGCTGATCGAAAGGGAAACAAAGAAAATTTCGCAGAAGAACTCGCAGATGTTTGTATAAGGGTTTTTGATTTGTGCGGTTCGAGAGGAATCGATTTAGAAAAAGCCATTTCTGAAAAAATAGAATATAACAAAACACGAACCTATAAGCACGGAGGCAAGGCCTATTAATGGGCAGCTGGAAACAAGATCGTCCTAAGCAACTTAAAAAAATCGTTTATGCTTTGACAGAAACCACTTTATTGAAATTAATTAAGACTCACGAAAACCGAGGATGGTCATTGGCGAGCGAGATAAAGAAGCATAGGAATGGGTTAGGCTGCTTAATGATTTGTGATAAAAGGGAAGTAGAACGAGAAAATAGGTGGGATGAATAGTGCCAAGACCTTTAACTAGTCAAATTGTCATTGACAAATTTGCTAGTATCATAGACTCCCAAGATGAAAAGGGATTAAAAAAATACGGTATCTCCATCGATGAAGCGAGTAACCTCCAATACAATTGGGAACTCATGGCTTTGGAAGAGACGGCCGACTTACAAAAGTATCTAGTAAAGCAGATCATGCGACTAAAAAGTGAAAATCGTTTTAAAAGCAAATGGATTAATGAATTACAAGTGAAAAATGATGAGTTGCTTCATCGAATCAAGTTATTAGAAGAGGATTCAATTAAAGAAGGAAAAAAACCTGAATATATGGATTTGGACGATTAGGAGGGCAACCTGCATGAGTGCAAGATGCGGAGTTTGTGGGGGACATGGTTACGTTGTAAATAAGCAAAAAAATGAAGTGAAAATGGAGTGTATGGATTGCAAAATCATCTGGATCACTGATTCAAAAACATGTCCCAAATGTCAAAGGCCCAACGGTTACGCCGTGGATGGTCTTTGCGCACAGTGTTATTCCTATTATTATCGATTCAATAAACATTAGATGTTGTTTTGTCCATCGAGATTATCACCTATGAAAAATGAAAACCGAGGTGATTATAGTGTCAAATTTATGTATCGAATGTAAAGAGCGCCCGGCACGATATTGGAATAGTTCTTTCTGTGAAGAGTGTTTTCGAATATTGCTTCAAGAGAAATTGAATGAGGACAGTAAAAAAGAAAGTATCTGTCAGTTCAAAATAGAAGAGGATGCTGATAAACGTGCTAAATAAGAAAAAGCAAAAAAGAAGATTAAAAAAGGCAATCGGACAACGGAAAGAAGAACTGCTAAAAAAATGGTGGCGCAACATCTTTGTGAAAGAAGGAATTCTGAAAGATTAGACTGATTTGTCATGTTTTGTCACTGTCGTTTTCTGTTGATTAAACAAAAAGTGAGTTCAGCAGCATTAGTCAATTTTTTTAGTTGACGGTAAACGACTTTGACGGTATTCGAGGATGACGGCATGTGACAAAAATATTATAGGGGAGGGTGATTCCTTATGAGAGATTATCTAAATAAATTTGAAACAAATCAATTCATGGTCATGAATTCTGTTTTGCAATCGGTGCTGGGAATAAAAAATACTGGAGTCAATGGTCCGAAACTTCAAACCATGAGAGAAGAGTGGGCGAAAAGAGGAAACCTGACCAAGGATGAACACAAGAGTTTGAAAATGGCAGAGACATACATGGGTAAGTTTATCATGTCCATCTATAACAGGCTGAGCAAGAAAGAACAGGAACAGATCCACAAGAAATTGTTTAAATATGCCTTTCAATTGGTTGATGATTACACTTTTCAAAAAATGAGTAGGGATGCACAGGATAAAATACAAAACGCTGTTGTACCTCGCCAGCAGTTTTATGACTGGTGTAAAGAAATCATGAATGTAAAATGCAATGGCTGCACTAAGGACTGGAATACTTGCGAGCTGTACGATGTATTTGATAACAACTTTGTACCAGAGTCAGGATTTGATTGTGCGAATTGCAAGTATTCGTATCAGTTAGATTAAGAGGAGTGTTTTTAATGATGGAACAGTTAGATTTACTTGAACTTCATCAGAAAGATGAGCTTATTCAAAAACGGTTGAATCATCTTTATCAATTACTGGAAAAATATGATCTTTTAGATTTAAATATTGTGGCGGTTAACAAATATTATGAATGGTCTTGTTTAGTTAAAGAGGGAAATTCTTATTATCATTATTCTGTTTATGATATTCGTATCGAAAAACGTAGTTTCAATTATCCTTTTGAACAAGTTGTACAAGGTGAGTTGAATTTTATTTTGATTTAAATGAAACAGAAAAGGAGGGGAAAACGATGAATCCAAAAGAAATCGTATCAATTTTAGAAGTTACTCAACTTATGTATGAAGCTAAAAAACAATACGTGAAATAGTTCTTTGAATCAATACGTGACGTAAATGAAAGGATGATTACTTTGGATTTTAGTACAACATTTAATGTTGCGGTTGGATGTGTTATGGCAAGCCTTTTAAAAACGGAAGAAAAACAGGAGGTCATTGATTCTTTGAGAAAAATAGAAATAGAAATTTTCGATGAACGATTAAAACCGTTAATTGAAAAGTGGAAAGAGCAAACTGGCAAGCAAATTAAGTGCCAAACCGAAGATGATGACCAAACCTATTGTACTGACTGTGATAGACAATTATTCTTTTGCGAATGCCCACAATTAACAGCTCAAAAGATTCTCGAATTAGAATTTGGCTTTGATGATTTTGAGGAAGAGTAACTACGCAGTTCGAAACAAGGGAGGTCTTTGAAGGAAATAGTGTCGTAAACAAGGAGGTTTTTAAATGAATAAAACTCAAGTTGGAGATATGGAACACGCTTTAAGAAATGGCAATAGATTTTATACTGAAGCTGACGATAATAACTGGAACGAGTTAGTTGAAAAAGGATTTGCTACTAAACATCGGGGTTGGGAAGATGATATGGCTTATTTTCGGGTTACGAATGAAGGAAAAGAAGCCTTGAAGCTGACTGATTACCAAATTGGCAAACTAAAGCATTGTTTCGGATTGGACTATTCCAAAAAGCCGTATAGAAATTATTATCATTGCGCTCAAATTAATAATGAATGGGAAGATTTATGCGCCAAAGGGTATGCAACCCAAGAAATTAGAGGCGAAAAAGAAATTATTTATTTTGGCACATTGAAAGGTCTTAGGGAAGTGTACAGAAGAAATGTAAGCACCAAGTATTTTGAAGCTATCTAACGTCGTCTTTCGACCAAATAACGAAGGAGGAGAGGCAATTTGTTCGGATTAATAAAAAGCATAATAGCAATTTACATTCTCTTTATATTGATAGCAGTCATTTGGCAAATAGGAGAAAAAGAAATGTATGGAGAAATAACATACAGACGGATAGACGACATAGTTGCTCTGATATTAGCTGTATCAATCTATTTTAATATTAAATAACAAAAGGTGGTTTTTCAATGGACCTAACTAAAGCTTGCATTCAACAACTCTATGAAATTGCCACCAATGAGAATAACAGACTGAAAGATCGTTATGCTGCTGTTAAGGAGCTACAAAGAAGAAAGGCGAAGGATGAAAAGTGATTGAATATATCTGTCCAGATTGTGATGTGAGTGAACTAGATATAAAGATTATACCAAAGAAGAAATGTCCTAAGTGCCAGTTATTGATGGAAGCTGTCGAATATGAATAGTCACCGAGGTGAGATTTTGACTCCTGAACAATTAGTAATGTTTGAAGAAGTCGATGAATCAATCGTACGATCTGAAGTAGTAAAAGTCCTCATTGAATACAGAGCATTAAAAGTCCAAATAGAGAATATGCAGGAAAGAATAGCAGCTGGTGCGATAAATTTATATCCATCCGTTAGAAAAGTCAGTCCACTTAACGAAATGAAGGTCAGGCAGATGGATAGAGCATTGCAATACAGCCTCAATGAGGATGAACGTTTAATCATTGAAAAAAAATATTTATCTGGAGTGAAAGTTAAAGATATTGAAGTATACATGGAAATTGGCTTGGCTAAAGATCGTTATTATGAAATTAAAAGGTCAGCCATATCACTTATAGCAACTGCACTCGGAATAATCTGAGTGTAGTTTTTTATTGTTCCGACAAAATGCCGACAAAATCACGACAAAATATAGGATAAAAAGCCGACAAAATAACGGACTATTTATTTTTCCAAAATAGGTAACATTTTCTTATCGACAAGTTTTGACAAAGTTGTCGATAGGAGAAGCATCTTTCCTCTATCAAGATGTACTCGAACGGTCCTAAGGACGATGAAGAATACAGGTTTACGAGAGGTGTATTCTGAGTCCGGCTCGCGCTAGTCTTTGCGACGGATTGTTACGGGAAATTTGAGTGCGATTCTCTATTTATTTCGCAATCTCTACCTCAGCCTCTCGGTGAATTGGGAAATATAAAAATATTAAAATGCGTTTAGCATAAGGTGGTGCTTTCGGCAACGGGATAATTAAAAGAAGGTGACCTAAATGAACTTGGTGCAGCCGATAAGAGAAAAAGAATTGATCCAAGAGATAAAAAAGTGGTTAAAAGAAAAAAACGAAAGAAACTATATCCTTTTCCTTTTTGGCATTAACACTGGAATGAGAATTTCAGATATTTTAAAGCTCAGAGTAAAAGATGTTGAAGGATGGAGCGTATTTGTCCGTGAGGGAAAGACAAAAAAGACTAAAGAAGTGCGAATGCCAACAGAGCTCAAAAAGGCCGTTCGAGATTATTGCAAAGGAAAACATAAAAATGAGTTTCTTTTTAAGAGTCGAATAGGCCAAAACAAACCAATCACGAGAGGAATGGCTTATGTCATTCTCCAAGAAATTGCTGATGAATTCAACCTTGAAAGAATCGGGACCCATTCTTTCCGTAAAACGTACGGATATCATCATTACAAACAATTTAAAGATGTAGCCGTGCTGCAGCAGATGTTAAATCATAGCGATCCAAAAATTACATTGAGATACATCGGAATAACTCAAGATAGTCTAAATGCTTATCAATCAAAATATAAGATTTGATAGAGCGTTTTTTATTTTTGTCTTTTCAATTAGCTATAAAAATGGTAGTGTCTAATTCATCGTCAGACTGTCATAAATAGCTTGGTACGCTTAAGTTTTCCTAGGTATAGCGAATTGTACAGAATATCCATTGTAGCTAATTCATAGTGTCTAATTCGCGTCGGATAAGGTGTGAAAACTGCATAATTAAGGAGCAAAACAAAACATCCAATAGGGTGTTTTTTCTTTATATCGATTACTCCACTCCTGGTTATGGACTGAGTTTGTTTTGCCAGCCACTTCATAACTTTCCTTCACTCCTTTCGGAACGTGACTGTAGCGTTTAAGGTGTGGATCACAGCGGCCTGTTGTCTGCCGAAGTAAAGATGACTTTACTTTAATTAGTAGGTGACGAGATGAAATTTGCTGATCATTTATCCCAAGAACAGAAAGAGCAGCTGGAAAAAGCAAAGTCATCCAAGAAAAAACATAAGAGAAAAGAAAATCTTAGTTTTAGAGATTTAGAAGAGTTAATGGGTACCAGACGTGAAACTTATGAAAGAAGGAATGGAGCTGTGAGGAGAAAATGATTAGAGTCATTTTCATTGGACTATTACTTTGTGCCGGTGCATCAGTATCTAATGCAGTCCTGGAACCGCCATTGCGTACAACTGATTGGAGATTAATATGTTAAAACTCATTCTAGGTTTGGCTCTTGGAGAGTGGATCACTATTATTGTCTTGTATATGGGGTATCGTTGGTATGAATTCAGGAATAGTGATACATCAAGCAAACCGTTATTAGAAATAACAGTTCCTGATTTGTACGGTGTTCCAATTGTTAAATACAAAGGTGAAATGATTAGCAACAAGAAATCCGTTTCCCTATATTGGGTAACTCGTACTGATAAGGAAGGCAAGCATAGATTCTCTGTTGATTATTTTGTAGAGGATAGTTATGGTTTGCCAATTGAAAAGAAGATAAGCGAATCAAGGTGACGAATATGCCTGAGTATAAAACCAAAGAACAAAAGGTAAAGTTCTATAAGTCTACTGAATGGGAGCAACTTAGACAAAAGGCATTAGAGCGAGATCACAATGAATGCCAGGCATGCAAACGAGAAGGTAGAGTCTACACCGATCAGCATGATCCAGATAAACATAAGCGATTAGATGTGGACCATATTAAAGAGATATACACACATCCTGAACTAGCAAAGGAACTAGACAACCTTGAGACACTTTGTATTAAATGCCATAACAAAAAGCACGGACGCTTTAGATTTAAACCAAAGCAGAATCGTTGGAATGATGAAAAGTGGTGAAACACGAACAATATTAACAAGAACAACATAGGAACGTACGTCATGTGACGAACAATAGACGAAAACGCTGATATATCAACGTTTATAGCCCCCCCGGGTCAAAAGTTTCTGCATTTTTTTGAACAATGGGGAACGGGGAGTGGGTTCGATTGTATAGATTTTCGGCCAATTTCTAATGTTAGGGGGTGTAAAAGTGGTGGCTAGTGTAAGTATTAATAGACTTAAAAACCAATTATTGGAAAGGGTCGATACAAAGGATTTAGTACAGCTTGAGAAAGTCGAACGTTATATTGATTTAGTCAAATCGTTCAGGAAATGCAATAAGACGATCACTAATGAAGGAGAATCTATTAAAGTAAAAAACGGCATGCAAACTTTTACAAAGGCCCACCCCTTAATTAGTGAACGAAATAAAATCAACGCCTCTTTATTGAGTATAGAAAAATCATTTGGTTTTGAAGATCCGAAAGAAGTTAAGCCAACCGCAAGTGATCTCATATGATTTTCAATAAATATGTTGATTACTATATTCGCCAGTACAAGTCAGGGAAAATCAAGTTAAACAAAGAACGCATAATGTTGATTGAATATCTTGAAAAAAATGTATTGGTTAGGGATGATCTATATTTTCACGATGAAATGATTGAGAAGTATATAAGGTTCACAGAAAAGTGGTATTTCAAACTTGAGCCAGTTCAAAAATTCATAGCAGCATTTGTTTTCCTTTTTTATAAAATCGATGATTCTGTATTTTTCGAACAGTTCTTGTTCTTGATGGCTCGTGGCGCTGGGAAGAACGGATTGATTTCAACGTTGTGCCATTTCTTTATCAGTCCACTCCATAATATTCCGAGGTACAACATTTCACTGGTAGCCAATAGTGAAAAGCAGGCTAAAGTTTCATTCCAGGAAGTTTATGATGCAATTGGATTAAGCGATGTTTTGCAGGATATGTTTTACCGAACTAAGCTTGAAATTAAAGGGAATGACACGAATAGTGTATTCCAGTTTCATACTTCAAACGCGGGAACAAAGGATGGATTACGGGACGGCGCTGTTATTTATGATGAGATTCACCAATATGAAAATCCGGATACGGTAAATGTATTCTCTAGCGGTCTTGGAAAAGTACCGAATACTAGAGAATTTTTTATTGGTACTGATGGTTATGTTCGTGAAGGTTTCCTCGACAAAATGAAAGAAAGAGCTATGAACATTTTGGAAGGAAAAGATTTAGATGATCGCCTTTTTCCGTTCATTTGCAAAATTGATAAAGCAGAAGAAATTGATAATCCTGAAGTGTGGGAAAAAGCTAACCCGATGTTTTCGGAGCCTCGCAGTATCTATGCAAAGCAGTTATTCAAAAAAGTACTGACTCAATACAAGCAACTGGTGAATAATCCCTCCAGCCGAGCGGAATTCATGACAAAACGTATGAACTTTCCAGAGGTCGATTTAAATAAAGCTGTTGCAAGTTGGGATGACATTCGAAGAACAAGTTATGAGGAAAATGGTAAAACTCTTAGAAATATACCAGAGTTACAGAACAGGGTTGCTGTGGGCGGCCTTGACTTCGCTAGTATCAAAGATTTCGCGGCGGTGGGGCTTTTATTTAAAGTTGGTGAGGATTATATTTGGAAAACGCATTCCTTCGTCCGTAAAGGGTTTCTTCAAAATGTGAAATTGAAGGTGCCTATATACGAGTGGGAAAAGGATGGGTTGTTAACCATTGTGGATGAACCAGTAATTAATATAAAACATATTGTGGATTGGTTTGTGAAGATGCGAGAAATATACGGAGTAAATACCATTGTAGCTGATACTTTCCGACTAGACCTGGTTAAATCAGCACTGGAGGCAGAAGGGTTTATTCTGTTATATATCCGAAATCCAAAAGCAATCCATGCACTTTTAGCACCCAGGGTGGAAACGTTGTTTGCGAACCATCATATCATTTTTGGTGATAATCCTCTTATGCGTTGGTACACGAATAATGTGTATGTTCATATCAAGAAGGATGGGAACAAAGAATATTTGAAAAAGGATGAGGTTCGCAGGAAAACAGATGGGTTCCAGGCGTTTATTCATGCTCTTTGGCAAGCGGATAATATTCTCCAGGATGAAATAGATATTGATCAATCGCTAGATGCCCTAGACTCATTAAACTTCTAAGGAGGTGAGAAAAAAATTGGGGTGGTTAAGTGACGTTTTTAAACGAAACAGTGAGTTAGAATGGATGTTTGATTTAGACCTTACTTATGAAACATCTCACCGTGCATACTTAAAAAAGATGGCCCTGGAAACTTGTATTAACTTTATTGGTCGAGCAATTAGTCAGTCTGATTTTCGTTTTATAGAAAATGGAAAGCGACAGTTTAACGATTGGCATTATCTTTTCAACGTTCGACCCAACACAGATCAGTCTGCGGCGGACTTTTGGCACAAATTTATTTATGAATTGATTTACGAAAATGAAGTTTTAGTAATTATAACTGATTCAAATGATTTGTTAATTGCTGATAGTTTTACTAGAGATGAATATGCAGTATATCCGGACATTTTCCGAGACGTTACTGTTAAAGATTACACATTTCAGCGGACGTTTCGAATGGATGAGGTTATCTACCTTACCTATAACAATGAAAAGTTAACTCAATTTATGGACGGAATGTTTAATGATTATGCAGATCTGTTTAGTAGAATGTTAGAAGTTAGTCTTCGAAAAAACCAAATTCGAGGAACTGTTGGTATTGATTCTACACAATCACTTGATGAGAAGAATCAAGCTAAACTGCAAAACTTTATTGACAAGTTGTTTAATTCTTTCAGAAAAAATTCTATTGCACTTGTTCCGAAATTAAAAGGTTTTGAATATGAAGAGGTTGCAAAGGGAGATAACAACGGGCAATCCATAGATGAACTGACCAAACTTAAAAAGTCGTTAATTGACGATATTGCCAATATTTTAGGAATACCCAATGCTCTAATACGTGGTGAATTGGCAGATTATGAAACAAGTATAAAAGCCTATGTTAGGTTTTGTAATAGTCCTATTGTCAAGAAAATACAAGATGAGCTTAATGCAAAAATCCTAACAAAACAAAAATACTTAAGTGGTTCGAGGATAGATGTAATCGGACTTACTGAGAAAGATATAATAAAAAATGCTGAAGCTGTGGACAAATTGGTTGCATCCGGTGCCTTTACAAGAAATGAAGTACGTGAATTGTTTGGTGCAGAACGTTCTGATGATCCAGCGTTAGATGAGTTTGTCATTACGAAAAACTATCAATCTGCAACAACTTTGGAGGGAGGTGAAAACATATGAAAAGGCGCTATAATTTTAAAAATCAAAAATATGAAGAGCAACTAAGAAATATTCCTCATAACTTTGCTGTTGAACATGATGAAGAAAAAGGTCAATCTAAATTAACAATCTACGGTGATATCGGTGAGTCTTGGTGGTGGGAGTCTACCTCAGCAGCAGATATTGACAATGCATTAAAAGAAGCAGGTAAAAACGATTTGTTAATTCATTTAAACTCACCTGGTGGAGATGCTTTCGACGGAATCGCTATTTACAACCGACTTAAAAACCACGAAGGCAAAGTTACAATTAATGTTGACGGTTGGGCTTGTTCGGCTGCTTCTGTAATTGCAATGGCTGCAGATGAGCTGATTATGGGTGCTGGTTCAATGTTAATGATTCACGAAGCTTCTAACTTTGTTTGGGGAAATAAGAAAGACATGCGAAAACAAGCCGACTTGCTTGAAAAGTTAGAAGATGGAATTATCGATATTTACATGACAAAAGCGAATGTCAATCGTGAAGAAGTTCGTAATATGGTTGATGATGAGACTTGGTTTAGTGCTAATGAGGCTGTAGAAATTGGTTTCGCTACCTCCACGGCTACATCGTTGGATGACAACAAAAATGAAGAAATTACACAACTTAAAGCTCAGTTGTCAACTTTTCAAAATGAACTAGAACAAATTAAAAATCAATTTAAAAACAATGAACCTCCTAAACCTGTTCAATCACAGGTAAGAAAAGGGTTCATTTTTTAATTTTAAAAACATTGGAGGAATGGAAGAATGGTTATGAAATTAAACAATCATACAGAAGCTTATGAAAATGCAAGAAATAATTATGCAGCTGTAGTAAAAAATGAAAACTCTACACCAGAGCAAGTTGAAGTTGCCTGGAATGAAATGCAAGCAGAGTTGATGAACTCTCTAAAAACTCAAATTACTGAGCAAATTACAATTGAAAACGCTGATCGTAATGTACTAGTATCTCGTGGTGCTAATGTACTAACATCTACAGAGATGAAATTTTTCAATACGGTTGTACAATCAGATGGGTTCACTTCAGATGTAATACTACCTGAAACGACAGTTGATCGTATTTTTGAAGATCTTACAACTGATCATCCTTTATTAGCAGAAATTAACCTACAAAATGCAGGATTACTGACTCGAATCATTAAGTCAGAGGCAGAAGGTACAGCAGTTTGGGGTAAGGTATTTGGTGACATTAAAGGTCAATTAGATGCAGCCTTCAGTGAAGAAAATATCTCTCAATCTAAATTAACAGCATTTGTGGTGTTACCGAAAGATTTAGATAAATTTGGTCCAGCTTGGGTTGAAGCTTATGTTCGTGCACAAATTAAAGAAACATTCGCTGTCGCTTTAGAAAATGCGTTTATTAACGGCTCTGGCCCTGTGAAAGACCAACCAATCGGTTTGATTCGTGATTTAACAAAAGCTGTTGACCAAACTACTGGACATGCTAAAAAAGATATTACAGGAACTTTAACTTTTGCTGATTCTAAAACAACCGTTACAGAACTATCCGGTGTTATGAAGTATCTTTCGACAAAATCAAATGGTAAAGCAGTAAATGTATCTGGAAAAGTAGTATTAGTTGTCAATCCTGTTGATGCGTGGGATGTAAAGGCTCTTTATACTTTCCTTAATACAAACGGGGTTTATGTAACTGCACTTCCATTTAACTTACGTATCGTGGAATCAGTATTCCAAACGCAGGGTGAGTTATTGGCTTTTGTTAATAGCCGTTATGGTGCTTACACAGGCGGTGGAGTACAAATAAACAAATTTGACCAAACATTAGCTTTGGAGGACTGCAATCTTTTCACAGCTAAACAGTTTGCATTTGGTAAAGCCGACGACAACAAAGCTGCAGCTATTTACACTCTAGAAGTGTGAACTCCTGCCGAATAGGAGTGATGTAAATGAACATCACAGATAATATTTTGGAAGAGTTTAAGGAAAAGATGCATTTTGGTGACGATGAGGATACGAACTTACTTCGTATCCTTTCTGCATCTATTGTGTCCTTAAAAAAAGCATGTGGAGACTACGATATTACTAAAGACGAAGATTTTAAAGAGCTTGTTTTTGAACGTTCTAGGTATGTGTATAACGATGCATTAGAATACTTTACCCAAAACTTCTTAACAGAGATTACTAATCTAAATTTAGGAAAAGCTCTTGAAAAGATGGTAATAGAGGATGATACCGATGCAGCCATTTAAGTATAATCCTAGTTTTAATTCAGGATCCTTTAGGCATAGGATCACATTTCAAGAGCATATCACTGGAACAGACGATGATGGTTTTGCTATTGACGAGTGGAGAGATGTAAAAAGTTCCTGGGCCATGATAAAAACTATACAAGGGCGTGAGTATTATCAAGCTGCATCCGTGCAAGCTGAAAATACCACGAGATTTGTTATTCGTTATACAATAGGAATTGATAATAGAATGCGAATTAAGTATGGTGAACGCATATTTGATATCGCAGCTCCTCCAATTAACGATGATGAGAAAAATTCCACCTTAACAATCATCGCGAAAGAGGTGATTTCATGAGTTTTGATGTATCCGGGTTGAATGAATTAATGGCTCGTTTAAGGAATATGAGTAACCAGGGTAAGGAAATCGAAGAAAAAGCACTAAAAGCCGGTGCACAAATATTTCGAGACCAAATTGAAGAAAATACGCCTGTTTATCCTTTCGGGAATGACCATGGAAAAGATTTTATTGTGGTCGGGGAAGTGAAGGAAGGCACTGTACCAATTGGTCCAGATGGAAAACATTACTATCTTCGATTCCCAGAATTCGGAACTTCTAAACAACCAGCTCAAGGATTTATCGAACGCGCTTTTAACGATAAAAAATCTGATGCCCAGCAAGCCATAGTGGAAGTGATTAACGAGGAATTGGGATTATGAATTTAAATAGCCTAATTATTAATACGCTTAAACCATTAAAAATCCCTGTGGAGTTTATAACTTACATTGGTACAGCTAGACCTTATATTACGTTTCTAGAATTGGATCAGCGTTCTGCCTTAAATTGTGACGATGAAGAAAAACAAACCTCTCATTCAATTCAGATTAATATTTTTCATACTGGAAATTATGTAAGTTTAGTTGAATCAGTAAAACAAAAAATGATCGCTGCAGGTTTTAAAAGAACAAATGAACAAGATTTTTATGAAACGGATACCAAGTTATATCACAAGGTTATCCGTTTTTCCTATTATGAGGAGGTATAAAAAATGCCGTTAGTTGGACTAAAAAACTTAAATGTTGTAAAAATCACAAAAGATGATGACACAGGTACTACGTATGATGCACAAGTTCGCAAACTTGCTTTAGCAGTACAAGCTGATATTAAGCCATCTATGACATCGGAAAACTTTTACGCAGATGATCAGATTGCTGAAACAGTTAATCAGTTAGGCGACATTGCTGTTGACTTGGAAATGGGCCACTTAACAACAGCAGATCAAGCCTATTTATTAGGAACAACGGTTAATACGGATGGTGTTTTAGAATTTAAATCAACTGACCAAGCCCCGTACGTTGCCATTGGATTTGAATCTGAAAAATCAAATGGGAAAACACGCTATGTATGGCTATATAAAGGGAAATTTTCACTTCCTGAAACAACAAATAAAACAAAAGCAGATAAGCCGGAATTCCAGACAGAAAAAATTAGTGGAGTATTTTCACCACGACAATCGGACGGGAAGTGGAAGGCGCAAGTAGACTCGGATGATACTGGGATTGGTGCAAACGTAATTAATAACTGGTTTACAAAACCGTACGAATCAGCAGAAGCGTAATATTCTAGAGAGCCTATTTAAGGCTCTCTTTTTACTTATATGGAGGGATTATTATGGAAATCAAATTATTTATTGAAGATAAAGAAAAAACATTCGTTGTGCCATTCGTCAAAGGTCGGATGTTTCGCCGGGTGATTGAGATATATAAGAAATACAATTTAGATGATTTGGATCCCGAAACTCTAGATGTCCTAGTTGATTTTATCGTTGAATGTTTCAATTCCCAATTTTCAAGAGATGAATTTTACGATGGTATTGCGGCAGATAATCTTATTGATACCATTTTAGGATTTATCAATAAGATTGCAGGTGTGGGGAAAAACGGTGCTGCCGGCCCAAACTTACAAAAAAACTAACGAAAGCCGAAACGGAGGGAATTCAAGACGAAAATTGGAATTGGATTCGTAATTTTTATCTGGATCACCTTAAACAAGGTATTCCGTTAGTTCAAATTGATGAAATGGATATAGGATTTTACTTTGAATTAGCTAATTTTGAATCAAAACCGAAAGTGAAATACATCGACGAAGTCCTCTTTTAAAGTGAGGTGAGATTATGGAAGAAGTATCGGCACTTAGGGTGTCACTTACATTGAACACTGCTGAGTTTAGTCAACGAATAAAAGATATTAATAGTCGTCTCCGTGCAATAAAGTCCGAATTTTCAGCGGTAGACAATGGTACAAAAGCCTGGAGAAACTCACTTGAAGGTTTGCAGTCAAAGTCGGATATGCTAAACCGTCAACTCGAAGTTCAGCGAAAAAAAGTCGAATCGTTAAAAGATGAATATGAAAAAGTAGTTGTTGCGCAAGGTGAAGATAGCCGGGCGGCCGCAAAATTAGCAGCTGAATATAATAATGCAGTGGGTGTAATGCGGCGAATGGAATCATCCTTGCAAAATACGAATCGACGTATAAATGAGCAATCAAGTGAGTTTGGTCAATTGCAACGGAGGGTTACTGGAAGTGTAGATTCACTTGAGCGTGAGTTACGAGTGCTTGAATCTAGTATGAATACAGTTGCAACTAGTATGAGCCACGTCCATGGCTCTGCCAGACAAATGGGGCAGGGTTTGGATGAATTGCGTACAAGAGAAAACCAGTTGAACAGTTCTATAGATATTCAACGTCGTAGATTGCAAGAATTGAATACTTTGCTTGAAGCGACAACAAGAGAAGAAGGACAGAACTCCAGGGCAACTCAGGAGATGCAAATTCGATACAATCAAGCCTCTCAAGCATTAAATCGTACTCAATCAGAGCTACACCAGACACAGACAGCTATTCAAACGCAATCATCAGCCTGGGGGCGTCTAGGACAAGCACTTAGTGGTGGCATGAGTCAAATGAGCATGCTTGGGATGAACTTGCAAATGACGGGCATGGGAATTGCCATGACATTCGGAATGGTTGCAAGAACCGTTGGAGGTGCAATGGGGCTTGCAGTAAAGAAATCTATGGATTTCGAAGCCCAAATGTCTTCCGTTAAATCAGTAATGGCTCCCGATGAGGTAAACCAATTTGGCGCAGCTTTAGAAAAGCTCGCACAAAAAATGGGGTCTCAAACAAAATACTCAGCAACAGAAGCAGCGCAAGGGATAGAAGAGCTTGTGAAGGCTGGAGTAAGTGTCAAAGACATTTTGAATGGCGGTCTCAGTGGGGCTCTTTCTTTAGCTACAGCTGGTGAGTTAGAGCTAAAAGACGCAGCTGAAGTTGCATCGACTGCTTTAAATGCTTTCCGTACTGACAATATCACGGTAGCTCAAGCGGCGGATATTTTAGCTGGGGCAGCTAATACATCTGCAACTGATGTTGGAGAAATGAAATTTGGGCTATCAATGGTTTCGGCCGTGGCATCAGGTGTTGGATTAACTTTCAAAGATACTGCTACTGCTTTAGCTGCCTTTGCTCAAAATGGTTTAAAAGGATCTGATGCAGGTACATCCTTAAAAACAATGCTTTTAAGGTTATCTCCAACTACAAAAGCAGCGTCAGATCAAATGGATGCATTAGGTTTAGGGACGAAAAATACTACAGCAGCTTACAATTGGTTAATGGATAGGGGGATTAAGCCAGCTTCTCAATCTACAAAAGATGTAGCTGATGCCCTTCAAAAATTAGCGAAAATACAAGCCGGTACAGGAGCTTCTGCATCAAAGATTGGTAAAGAATATAACAAATTAGCTGCATATTCTGGATATGCATCTAGTGCATTTTATGATACCAATGGTAACTTGAAATCTATGTCGGAGATTGCTGGAATCTTACAAAAAGCCCTAAAAGGTTTAAATAGCGAGCAAAGACAACAAGCCCTACGAACAATGTTTGGTACCGATGCTATTCGGGCAGCAAACATTCTATATAAAGAAGGTACAAACGGTATTAATGAAATGGCCAAATCAATGGGGAAGGTCAGTGCAGCTGATGTTGCTAAAGCCAAACTTGATAACTTTAAAGGTACTATAACTCATTTGAAAAGTTCTCTTACAACTGCTGGTATCGCAATAGGGGAAAAACTTACGCCATCTCTAGGAAAACTTGCCTCCATTGCTCAAAAAATAACTGACGCATTTAATAATTTATCTCCTGGTATGCAAAAGTTTATTGCTATCGGTGGAGCTTTGACGGCTATTATTCTAACGATTGTTACTGCACTGGGAATGATATTAATGGTGGTAGGTGCTGTTGTTTCTGCGTGGGCAATATTGTCAGAAGCGATGGCTCCAATAGGTGCAGTTATGATGTCATCAATTCTTCCTGTAATCGGAGTAATAGTTGGAATAGCAGCAGTGGCGGCTTTATTATATGCAGCATGGAAAACTAATTTCGGAGGAATCCGAGATTTTACATCTCAAGTGTGGACATTAATAGTTCAAAAATTTAATGAGGTCAAAGGCTATATTATGCCTTTGATTACACAGTTAGTCGGCTATATTAAAGAGCAATGGAAAACAATAGGACCAATGGTTTCTATAGTGATGAATGCAATTGGCGCAGTCATTAAATTTATTCTTCCATTTATTTTTGACACGATTAAGTTTTACTTAAATGCCATTATTAATGTTTTTAAAGGAGCATTTAATATCATTGCTGGCGTGATCAAGTTTTTTGTTGCTCTTTTTTCTGGTGATTGGTCAGGAATGTGGGCAGCCATCAAGCAGGTCCTACTCGGTGTTGTACAGGCCATTTGGGGGATATTCAACCTCTGGTTTGTAGGAAAAATAGCAGGTATCTTTGGCAAATTCATCAACAAGGGATTAGGATTTATCGGCAGTTTTGTAGGCAAAGGTATAGGTTTCTTTACTTCATTCGTGAGTAAAACTTTTTCGTCGATCTCCGGTTGGATATCGACGTTGATTTCATCCATAACGTCTGGAATGTCGGGATTTATTGGAGTTATTGCAAAAGGGTTAGCTAAGGGCGTCAAAAGTTATATTGATTTTGCTTTAAGTATCTACAAAACTCTTTTTAGTATAGTCGGAAAAATGACCAGTATCGGAGTAAATATCGCCAAAGGCATTTGGAGTGGTATTAAATCAATGGGGAGTTGGCTTGCTGGACAATTGAAAAACTGGGCATTAGCTGTTATTCCAGGGCCGATTGCAAAAGCGCTAGGAATCAAATCACCATCACGTTTAATGCGCGATCAAATCGGTAAATGGATACCAGCGGGGGTGGCTGAAGGTATAACTGGAAATTTAGGTGTTATTAAGTCTTCTATTTCACAAATGTCTTTAGCTGCAATTCCGACGAGTATACCTACTACTACCATTCCTATAGCTCAAATGAATCAATCTAAAAATGAATCGGCGGCAATAAACCAGCCACAACCTCAAGTAGGCCCAATCATTATACAGTCAGTATTGAATGGTCGAATAATAGCCGAAGAAACGTATTCAGATATTAATAAGCTACTTAATCAACAATCAATTAGACAAAATAGAATGGGGGGAGTGCTATGAGATCAGTCACCTATGCAGGTATAGAATTAAGCCATTACTTTTATATACAAAAAGTCACAAGAAGCATCCTCCCTCCACGTGAAATATCATTATTAAATGTTCCGGCTCGTCATGGAAGCTATTTTACAGGTGCCAGATATGGAGTGCGTAAAATAGATATTGAACTTGTGGTATTAGCCTCCACACCTACTGAGTATATGGATACCTTGCGATTTTTGGCATTTTGTTTAGATATAGAAGAACCTAGCGAGTTAGTTATTTCAGATGAATCAGATAAATTTTATTACGCTATTTTATCCGGGGAAACGGATATGACAAATGGGCTAATGACTATAGGCAGAGGAACCCTCTCGTTTATCTGTCCGGATCCTTTTGCTTATAGTACAGAGGTAAAAACCATTGAACCAAGTGCGGGGATGTTTCTATTTGACAACAAAGGGACCACCACAACGTTTCCGAAGTTTAACGTGACGTTTCAAAATGATGCCACGTTCGTTTCGTTCATCAGCCCTGACGGGGTTATCCTAATTGGTAATCCAAGCGACCCTGACCAAGTCGTGCTGCCAAAAACACAAACGATCTTAAACGATGCAATGACGAGTGTAAGTGGGTGGGCAAATGCGGGTGCGGGACTCGATAGTGGTAGATTAAGTGCAGGCTCGTTTATCTCCGTGAACGACGGCATCCAAGCATCGAGTTACGGGGCTGGAGCCGTAGGCGCTAAGACGTGGCACGGTCCTGCGATCCGAAAAGATTTATCACAGTTAGTCCAGGACTTTGAGGTAAAGGCAAGAATCGATTTCATTTCCGAGGACGGCACTTCGAAGTTGGACGGTGACAGGGCAGGAAGATTAGAAATTTATCTCTTTAATCAATCGGGAGGAAAGATTGGGAAAATGGTAATGCGTGATTCCTACAAGCAATACGAGTTTAACGTGCCAGAAATTTTTATCGGCAATACCACCTTTTTAGAAAGTGAACCAAAAGCACCTGCGGGAAAGAAAAAACTTCAAAAAACGTATAAGTCGTATACCGTGAAGAAAAAAGATACGTGGGAATCTATAGCGAAGCAGTATCATATGTCTGCAAAGGACCTGGCTACACTTAATAAATCACGGACCACTGACGCTTTAAAGGTGGGCAGAAAGATACAAGTGTACGATAAGACTGTTACCAAGTGGCTGTATCCTTCGCATGTGGGCGATTTTAACGATTTTTACGGTGAATTTACACTGAAACGAGTCTATGATAAGAAAAGCAATGCGAATGTGTGGTACGCAGAATTTCCTAGAATTGTAAACGGTAAGAAAAAACATGTAATAAAACCAAAAACGTTTTATGATAAGAACGACACCTTTACCACGTCCGCACTATCTTATATCGTCATCCATTATGCTCAGTACGATACGACTCCGGTTGTTCAGCGAATGAGAGTGACTGATTTAAAGGTACTTAAGCATAATACAGACACAATCATCGATGTGCCTGCTATTTTTCAAAGTGGTGATAAGTTGGAAGTGGATTTATCAGACAGTAGCGTATGGCTTAACGAAGAGCCTTTTATACAAGCAGTGGATGTTGCATCAACCTTTTTTCCAGTTTACGAAGGCGAAACGCAAGTGAAGGTTAACACGGACGACCCAGAGGCTACTTTTACGGCAGAGTTTACGGAGAGATACTTATGATATTTTATCTTGACCGCCATGAAAAAGTACAAGCCATCTTTACGAATAACGGGAGCCCTGACTCTTGCCCATATTATGATGACCTTTTAAAAGAAGACCTGGACACAGGAACATCCAGTTACGAGTTCCGCATTCCATCTAACCACCCTAACGCTAATGAAGTAGTAGAGGGTGGTTTTATTGTCCGAAAAAACTTAGATAATGAGCTCATTATGTTTACCGTCATCCAAATCGAGGAAACTCATGCGGAGATGGGAGACAAATATATTTACGCGGAAAATGCAGGGCTTGAATTACTAAATGATATTTTTCGGCCCATCACTCATATGAGTAAAAACGTCAATCAAATACTGGATATTGTTCTGGCAGATACGAGATGGGTGCGCGGAGACACGGAATACTTTGGGGTAGACAATTTTTATTTTGAGGACTACCAAACTGTTTTAGCATCCTTGCAATATGTATCTGATAGATTTAACGGCGAGTTAAGTTTTCGAGTCAAGATGGAAAATGGCGAAATAGTCGGTAGATACGTGGATCTCGTTAAAAAAAGAGGTAATGACACGAAAAAAAGGTTTACGTATAACAAAGACATAACCTCTATCCGTCGAAAAGTCGATATGTCTGATTTAGTCACAGCCTTAATTGGAGTGGGTAAGGCAGATGCGAAAGGGATTATTACCACTTTTAAAAGCATATCGAAAAGTACTCCTTACCTAAAACCGTTAAATCAGGATTGGGTAGGCGATTCCGTTGCGCAGCAACAATACGGAATCAAAGGGAAACATCTTTTTGGCGTATTTCAGTACGACACGACGGATCCTAGTACTCTTCTCGATAAAACGTGGGCAGTTTTACAACAGCGGAAAAATCCTAAAATTACGTATGAGCTCGACGTCGCTTTGCTTGAAAGATTAACTGGTGCCGAGCACGAAAAAACACGACTCGGCGACACTTTATATGCTATAGACGAGACCTTTTCTCCCGCACTATATTTAGAGGCACGTGTAAGATACTTAGAAACGAGCTTTAGTGACCCGTCCCGTGATAAATGCACGCTTGGTAACTTTAAGCTAGCCAAGAGTAATATTACGAAAGATATGAGGGCCTTGCAGTCAAAACTCCTTTATAAAGAAGCGCAATGGGATGATGTGTACGAACAAATATTCAAAGGTCCGCAACCGCCAGAACTGGTACAAGTTACATGGACAGATGAAGATTTATATCAAACGTGGGAAAGCGAGGTGTCCTAATGACAACGCCCAACTTACTTTTAAAGCAATGGCAAGCAACTGATACAAAGTTACAAACATGGACGGATTATAATGAAAACTTAAATAAACTAGACACAGAGATTGCTAAACTTTATGTGCAGGATGCATTGTGGACAGGGGCGGGATACCCACCAGGACCGCCAGCATCAGCGCTTGTTCCCACAAAGAAGCTTTCGGAGTGCCAGAATGGCTGGATTATCATATGGTCAGATTACGACCCCGGGGTTGGCTCGAATGATTATGATTTCGTTACACATGTCATTCCGAAATGGTATGGGACGGCTATGAATGGAAAATCGCACCTATTTACGATTCCTATTGCTCTTTCGGCTTCCACCTACACGTTAACAAACAAACGGTTATATATTTATGACGATAAAATTGTAGGGCACGACGATAACGTTTCAGCTTCTACTGGTACCAATGATGCAGTAATCCGTGCCATTTTAGAGTGGTAAGGACGGTGAGGGAATGGGTACCTGGGAAGATGACTTATATACGAATATTTTTTGGTTGGATACTTCCGATCCCGCAAGGAGTGTTTTAAAAAAATATAATACAACCACAGCTACGTGGGTATCAACAAGCGGTGCTTACACCACAGCAGAGACAGACGCAATTATTTCCGCGTTAGAAGCACGATTGGCGGCTTTAGAAAATCCATGAAGAACCACTCAATGAGTAGGTTTTTTATTTTGAGGAAAGTCAGGTGATACCATGGTTAAAACGTATAGCGTGCTACTTGATATAAAAGAATCCGTAACCAATCCCGCCTTTACGATTAATACCAATGATTTAAAAACGGTTAAATTAAGTATCCTCATTAACCAGGACAAAGAACCTCTGGATTTAACAGGAGCTACCGTCCGATTAGCAGTAAAAAAACCTGACAAAACAACCGTATTGCAAGATTGTACAATCGTCACGCCTACAGAAGGCATCTGCGAGATTATTTTAGATACCCAGGCTTATGTGATTAAAGGGGATTATGATGCAGAGGTGATGGTGTATTTCGGCACCGATACCGTAGCGGTCACAAGTGATTTTAGGTATACAGCTAAAAAAGGGATTCTAAGTGATGATACTATCGAGAGCACTAACGAGTGGCAATCCATCACAAAGGCCATCGCGGACACGGAAGCAATCCTAGAAGATTTGCGTCTCCATGGCACTGGTGTGGATGCCCAGGCGCGTGCAGATATTGCAACTCAGGCGACGCTATTGGCGCAAAAGGCGACTAAAAAGAACGGTGTAGATTGGATTAACGTTGTTGAAGCAGGTATTGCTAACGATGGGGTAACAGATGTCACTTCTGCCCTTCAAACTTTGTTAAACAATGCGGCGGAAGCTTCTACTTTTTATTTTCCGAGTGGTACTTATTTAATTAGTTCACAAATAACATTAGGGCAAGAAGTCACTTTGATAGGGGATTCTGGTTCCGTTAGAGAATTGCCAACCCTTCCAAATTACTCAAAAATAAAATTGGCTGACGGTGTAAGTAATGTAATCATGATTAAATCAGGGAATTATGTTCGTTGTACTATTAAGAATTTGATATTATATAGTTCTTCATACACTCAAACACTTAATTCCAATAAACCATTAGCAGGTTCACCAGCATCTATTTATAATGTGAATACAGTTAATGCAGGAGTAAACGGTATCTATCTTAATCAAATGGGAAGTTTATTGGAAAACGTGTCAGTGGTTGGTTGTTCTGGTTATGGGGTTTTTAGTTATTCCTTTAATTACATTCGTGGATGTTATGCGTTTAATTGTGGTACAGGTTTCGAAATAGGAACAGATAATTCTGTAGTTCAGTGCCGTTCAAATCAGTGTGGTACAGGTTTAAAAGTAAGTGGGATAGCAAGTACAATCACAAATTTTAGAGTGGATGGTGCATCATTATATGGAGTACATCTTAATGGAGCATATCGTTGCGTAGTTAGTGACATTACACTCGATCAAATTAATTATTGCGGTCTTTATATGCAAGATGCTCAATTTAATTCCATTAGTGGTGATTTTAGTCGATGCGGGCAGTATTATGGCGGATCAGAAATATCAACTGTTCCTGACGCTAATAAATATCAAGCGAGCGCAGTGGCAGTCTATGGTACGTGTCTTGATAATCGTATTAATATAAATGTCACTATAGGTGAGTTATTAGATGATGGTTTAGCCACGAGCAAAGGGCCTGCTACAAAACTTGTTAATTACGGTTTCTTAATTAATTCCCATGTTACCTTCACAGGTCGTGGGTTTGATGGAACTACTGAAAATAATTTTTCCGCTTCAAGCGTGGCAGAAATGAACAGATTTATATATATTGTGTCAGGTTCCATTCAGAAAACCACAATCAATATAAGTGCTTATACATTGAGATATTTTAACACCAGTGACCATAAGTTTGCAGACATAAACGGCGTACGGTTATTAAATACGGCCGCACCAAAATTTGTACCACCTGACTATATCGGACAAAGAATCATTTATAATGGTGTTTTATTTGTCGGCTATGGGACTAGTACAGGAAATTGGATGATGGCTTCATTCTTACAATCATCATCTTCGCCTGCTTATTCTAATAACGCAACTATACAAACTTATGGTGTTAGCTTAACAAGAGTTAGTCCGCCAAGTGCAATTACAGGAACTATACTAGAAACAGGAACATACGGAGGACAAGAAGTAACCGTTTTAAATGAATCGGCTAGTGCAAATACTGTGACTTTTGCGGTAAGTGGTTCGAATGTTTCAGGTGGTTCGACAGTTGTTATCAATGGTGGTCAAGCGAGCAAATTTATTTGGAACAGTATAACTAGTCTTTGGTGTAAGGTATCTTAATGTCACCTTTGGAACATATAGTGTCGTCTCTCCAGTTTAAAAAAGGACATAAAAAAGGACTCCTCATTTGGAGTCCTTTAATCCTTTTTGGATCAATTCTCTAATCGCCTCATTGCGGTTTTTTAATCTATTATCGTGCCAGTAAATTTCAATGCTCTCTAAAACTTCATTCGGAAAAGTAACAAGTACTTGTGTATTTTTTTCTTTATCAACTGCCATGAATAAACACCTCCTCCTTAAGTATAAGTTATATAACTTATATTGACAAACAGAATATTTGTTTGTATATTGGTTATAAGGGTTATATAACCTAATGAAGAGGAGGATGAGATAAATGTCAAACGACACTGCGCGCCTCATGAGTGACTTAAATACGATAGTTAGTACCTTTATTCCAGATGTTGAGTTAAATAAACTTTCCATTCGATTGGAGGAGGTATTATGTAATTACGAGATTGAGAGAAAATCAGATTTAAAGTTAGCTATGGACATCCCTGAAAAAATCGAGTTGTATATATCATCCAAAAAGATAGAAGGCCTGAGTGCAAAAACACTCATGGGCTACAAAAGTGAATTGCTTGTTTTTAGTCGGTTTTGCCAAAAGGCAACGGTACTGGTAACAACGACAGATATTCGGAGTTTTTTAGCATCATTTA